GGGCCTTTAAGTTACATATTGGTAACTGTCACTAACGTCGTAATGTACTCCCGACGCCTTCGACCAACACCGCGCCCGCAGGTTTCCCTGCTAGGGATCAGAAGATCCCCTAGGTGTCAGCCAGGAGTTTGCTGTTGGGTTGCCAAACCCATGAACAGTGGTCTTTACACGTGGAGGAGTGAGCATGCCTCCTAAGCAGGCCCGGATTCCCAATGTGCGCACTAGAGCTCATTTCCAGGGACCAATACAGCCGTAGCCTAGGTATGGAAAGAGATGGTGCCAAGAGGGTCGTCCTTCTGCGCCGTGATGGTGGGTAACCAACCCACCGACCGTGAGTGCCGCTCACGATCAGCTATTGTCACAGAGGTGCGGTGCCAACCTACACTTGTCCTGGATATCCCGCGGGTTCGGATCCTATTTCACTATCATTAATTAGTGTGGGTAAAGTGTCTACGCGGGAGCAAACTAAGAATTAACCAAGCTTGTTATAGTAATTAGCTATCCTTGTCTTATAGTGCCACAATGTTGACATAGCGATAGCTGCTGCCGTTGGGGCGAACGTGAGGTACGCTCCGTTAGGTACATTGACGGTAATAAACCCTGAAATGCTGACCGAAGCTTGTGTAGCATTGAGAGACGACACACCTGATGTGTCCGCCCAACCAAGTGGGGTGGTGGTTCCATTCACCGTAAGCGACAAATTGAATATATTGCGTAGATCCAGAGGTGTACTCTGGCCGACGCCATTCATGGTCGCAAAGGTGGTGGATAGTAGGTATTGCCCACCAGTCTTGAAAGTGATCCGATTAACGCCTAACAAGATGTCAGCATTAGAAGTGATCGGGGTGTTTGCGTAAATGTTACTTGTAGTATTGCCGGCAGTGATCGTACCAGCAATATACGCCGAGGGTCCGAGAGGGGAGTTAGTTTGAGGGTCCCTAAACTCTACCTCATAATCGACGGACAGCTCGCCCACTACTGTGCCAGTGGTCGCCCCATTGAACACACCGTAAAACATCTTGCCTATATTGTACAACTTGATGTCGGTGTTGGGGGGGTTGATGGTGTTGGGATCTTGAGACACGAAGAACCACAGAGGCTGCGGTTTGGGGTGCACGTTCAGAGAGAGTTTGTTCCAAACATTCCCTCTCACGTTCCCACCGTAGCTTGAAATAGCTTGCTTATCAGCTGGGGGTCCATCCGTTGAATCGTAATCCACAGCCATAACAATAATGCCAGCTGTAGCACTTGAACAAGTGGGTGTAAAGCGGTATACAAGTTTCCTAAATTTGTAAGACTCATAGTTTTGAGCAGTCCTACAGAGCCAGGGGAAGGTTGCGAGTCCTGGGTTGAGGTCGAGGGCCCCGATGGTGCCGTCATCGGCGACATCGGTGACGAACTCAGAGTTCGCCACAATGACGCCTCCATCACCTTTTGGAGAGATTCGAGGTCCACGTTTGACAGAACTCGTTCCCCGTGCCACTGGGGCGGAGCGTCCAGAGTTGCCTCCGGATTTGGGTTTGTTTGTCTGCTTGCCGGCATTTGAACCGGTCTTAGTTGTTTGATTTGTCATGCTCTTGTATGGGATCCCTCGGAGCTAGAGGGACTGTACATCCACATGCTCCCAAGAGGGACGGCGCCGTGCAGTCTCTCGGCGTTTTGTTTAGCACGGAACTATTAAGGGGTTTACCCACCGTTTTGGGCCAATTAAGCATGTGGACCCCATAACCGTTAACCCGAGGCTACGGGTCCGAATTATCGGAGTCACCTCTTCAGAGGATGGGTTCACCACCACCGTGCCACTCGTAGTCTTCACCCTCCCAAACCCAATCCTGGACAGAGATGGGGCATGGCATGGGGAGGGGAGTCTCCAAAGTGAACCTCCAAGAATCGAGGTATGACTCCCAACGTAGTTGGTCATCTACCGAGATCCCGAAGGCTCTCTCGAAAGTCTCTCTAGCGAATGGTGTGATGGCTGCCGGACTAGTTCTTGGCAAAGATACTAGTCTGGACTTCCTAAGCTCGGCCTTAACACGATAATACAACTGCTCAGTCTGGTCCACTCTAGTGGTCTTGGTGGTACCAGCGTTCCGCATCAGTGCGCAGGCATAAGCCTGCAACACTGGAATTCCTTTATTCAAGATTAGCTCGCATAACCCTATCGTATAACAGAGTTTCTGCCGAGAGGCAAGCACTTTCGTGTTCTCCCATTTGGGACCAGCAAGTGCGCCTGACATCACTTTAGCAGGATGTCTGACGAATAGTGGGTCGTTGTGATCTCGAAAAACGACTTTAGACTGACACCACTCAACATCACAAATGTTGGTGGCGATGCCCTCCACTTCGGCTTCCATGCCGCACTCTAAGAAATGGGCTGTAATTTCTTCCTGGATACGCTTAGCCACTGAGGACTCGACTATTAGTAGCATATCATCTCCATCATCAAGGAGATCCCATGTTTCTGGTCTATTCTTGAAGAAGTCAGCAACCATGACCACCACTATGACGCAATTGCCACATGCGGTGTTCATGTCGCCAGACATTCTCTTCCCCAAGGTAACGTACTTGATGCCTTTTGAAGTCGTGACATGATTAACGATTTGCCACGAGCACAACTGAACGAACTCTGGGTCGTTGTTGCACTGGAAATACAGGGTATGCTCCACGTGGAGCAAGTCTTTCCCGACATGTTGATCAAATCTAGACATGTCAAGGGATATAACCACTGGACTGGAAAATCGAGACATCTTCTCTCGTAGTAAGGAGGCGCGCTGCCCCTGATTGAGGCCCTTCCCTATAACCCTAGTTGGTGGCAACTTATTAGCTCGATTGCCCCTCATATTATAAATCTTATTCTCGATGGGTTTAAGGTAGGTGGCAAAGACTGTAGAAAAGACAGGATTCCTGAACTGGATAGCCCGTGGGTCTGGATTGTTCTTCTTATGACCTTTGGGGTATTCCTTGTACCTAATCTTCTCTAACTTAATGAACATCTTTACTGCAGCGTCCTTCTTAGTGATTCCATTGCGGCGATATTGATCTGCCGCTTCCCTGTACCTCTCTTTCTTCGCACCAGTGTAATGGTCAACGAATTCATCTAGAGTAATCGGAGCGACGTGGCCCAATGAGCGACCAATGCGTCTAGCGGTTTCAACCAGCGATTTGATGCGGACAGGGTTTGGCTCGGGAACCTTGCCGCACACACGGTTGTGTATCGCTGTGAGCTGATTGTGAATGCAATCATGGTGCGCAAACACTCTATAAATACAAGGCAGCTTAGGCAGTGCCATGTGAGCGATGCGTCTTTGGTGCTGGCAACCCTCATCTCTTGGGACGCGGATGATCTTGCAACCGGGTGCAAACTCCTTGCGGATCTTATTCCCGGAGCAAACGGCGACCCTCGAAACGGGGCAGCCCTATTGGGACGGTATGGAGCGGTTGAACCACCAGAACTTCCAAAAGCTCCGTGGTACCGCTCCTGATTTGGCAAACCGATCCAATTGGGCGATTTGGTTGATAGGACCATCATTCAACCAATAGTTGCCATGACGTAGTTTGTCGAATATGAAGTCCTCGACACTAGTTCTACCCATGAGCACGTCAACAGCTCGTGTGATCTGGGCTAACTTCCACAACTCCGACTTGGTTGCCCGATTCTCTCTAAGCCATGTCTCGGCCTTAGATTTCAACTCTCCGTACCGGCGGACCGAACGACCGCCCATCAACGCCTTACCTGCCATGTAGCAGTAGAAGTCCTCATCTAACTGGTGCTTAGCCGCTTGAACTCTGAACCGTTCTTGCAGGTCATCATGGTAAGGTACACGTATTTCTCGCTTGCTGGGACCTAAATCAAGGTTGGGCCCAGCTACCACTGTCTTACCTGGTTTGCCAAGATCGATGGTTCTTATCAAGGAATCTGCCATAGCAATGGCTATTTCCTTTGCAATTCTCCCCGAGCCAGAAATGATCTCATGGTCTCGTGGTCTTGGAGGTACTGGTGGAGCGAGGCCAGCCGCTGTTCTACATGCATTAGCCACGGCAGCAGCGGCTGGGCTAGGTGGACTTGGGGGTGGTGTTCGCAACCTCTTCCGCTCTTGGGCTGCGGGAGTGATTGGTGGTACA